AGGGAGCAAATAATGTCTAAGTCACAAGCAAAGAAAATAACAGTTAGTTTCGATACAACACCGGAAGAAGACGATTATATCGTCCAAATACTCGATAGGGCACAAGAACTTGGGCTTATCGAAGATGCGGATGATTGGTGTGAGAGCCAAATGGATTTGGAAGCGACGAATGCCAATGGATGCCCCATGGATTTTAAACGTTGGTTAGAGGCAGACGATTTTAATTTCAAGCATGATTTTTACGGAATTTACAACCACTTAAATCGCCGGACTGGTAAATTGATGGACTTTTTCTTGCCTCGCTTTGCAAAATATCAAGGTGGAGAATGCGAATGAATACCGACATAAGCACAAACAAACCGGCAGGTAATCTACCAGACAACGTTGTTAAGCAGCAACCGGTTCCGGTGCAAATCATGGCATTGGTTGAACGGGCAATTACGAATAACACTGATCTAAGCGTCATCCAAACCTTGATGGATGCGCAAGATCGGTGGGATAAGAAGCAGGCTAAGCAGGCTTTTGATGCTGCTATGGCGGAAGCCGTTAACGAAATACCGACAATCAAAAAAAATAAACCAGCCATTTTTGATAAGACCGACAAAAAACCCCGCTACATGTACGAAGACCTTGCGGAAATAGCCGAGACTGTAAAGCCGATTTTACAAAAACATGGGCTTTCCTATCGTTTCCGTACCAGTCAGAACGGCGCGATAGTGTCGGTTACGTGTGTTGTTCCAGTCAGAACGGCGCGATAGTGTCTGTTACGTGTGTTGTTTCACACGTCGACGGGCATTCAGAAGAAAATACCTTGTCAGCGAATAACGATACGTCGGGCAGTAAGAACGCAATTCAAGCAGTGGGTTCGGCTGTTACTTACCTTGAACGGTATTCGCTTAAAGCAGCCCTTGGTTTAGCAGCAGCAGAAGATGATGATGCACAAGCGGCGGGTGAACCGGCGGTGCTTACACAACAGCAGTTTGCAGAATTGAACCAGCTTCTTGATGACCACCAAATAGATAAGGCTGCTTTCTGTGGCTACCTCGGCGTCGAGGCTGTGGCTGACATTCCGCAAAATCACTTCGACGACGCGAAAAAAGCAATCGAGTTGAAGATTACCAAGATGAACGGGGGCGCAAATGTCAAAAATATTGCAAAGAACGCCTGAATGGTTTGCGCTTCGGCTTGGCAAAGTAACGGCGTCGCGCATCGGCGATTTGATGGCAAAAACCAAGAGTGGCTATTCCGCCAGTCGCGCAAACTACATGGCAGAACTCGCTATCCAACGTCTAACCGGTGAAGTTGAACAAGGGTTCAACACCCCCGCAATGCAATGGGGAACGGAAACGGAAAGCAAAGCACGTAATGCCTATTCATTTTTTACCGGCAATGCAGTGAAAGAGGTTGCTTTTATCTACCACCCCGACATTGACCAAGCGGGCGCATCACCGGATGGGCTGGTTGGTGAAGATGGGCTTGTCGAGATCAAATGCCCAAACTCTGCAACACATTTGGAAACGTTGAGGACGGGCAAAATAAACAACAAGTACCGGCTACAGATGCAATGGCAAATGGCGTGTTCAGGCCGCAAATGGTGTGACTTTGTGTCTTTCGACCCGCGTTTCTCCGGAGGATTGAGGATTTTTATCAAACGTGTCGAACGTGATGATGAGCTGATCACTGAAATCACCGGCGAAGTTATAAAATTCCTTTGCGAACTTGACGCGACAATGGAGCAGTTAGAGCAACTGGAGGAGGCCGCATAATGGCAGGCAGTGTTAACAAGGTCATTCTGGTACGTTAAGCATCGCGACATCAGAAAGCTGGAGAGACAAAAACACTGGAGAACGTAAAGACCGGACGGAATGGCACAAGGTTGTTATTTTTAATGAAAATCTGGTCAAGGTTGCCGAACAATACCTGAAAAAAGGAGCAAAGGATTTTCAATGAAAATCTGGTCAAGGTTGCCGAACAATACCTGAAAAAGGGTGCAAAGGTTTATATTGAGGGGCAGTTGCAAACCCGCAAATGGCAAGATCAGAACGGCATTGACCGTTATACGACCGAGGTTGTTTTGCAAAAATATCGCGGTGAATTGCAAATGCTTGATAGCCGCCCCGATGATGGGGGCAGCAACGCTACAACGAACACACAAAACAGTGCAATTGGCAGCCAGTACGCAGCACAAAAAGGCCGCACAAGTTACCAACAGCCGCTTGACGATGACGTACCATTTTAAGCGGGGGCAGGATAATGTCACGTGCATTGCTCATTCTATCCAACCAAGCCGTTCGGCAACGGGCAATTCACTGGATTAAGAACGTACCAGACGGAACGCGGGTTGTGTTTAAAGAGCCTAAGCGGACGTTGCCTCAAAATGATCGGATGTGGGCAATGCTAACCGAGATATCGCGCAAGGCGTTGCTCGGAGGGCAGAAATACGAGCCAGATGAATGGAAATGCATATTTTTGGACGCTTTAGGGCAAGAGATGAAGTTTCTCCCAAAGCTTTCAGGGCAAGGTTTCCTTCCAGTTGGG